CGCACTGGTTGGTGAAGACACCATGAACATAGTCGCTATAAATAAAACAATTCCTATACGGAATAGTTTATTCAATTACTTCTTAGAACCTTTTTCGTATGACGCAAAGACTTCGTCTACTTCTTTTGCAGTTAACTTACCATCTTCAAGGTATGCACGGCATAACTTTTCAACAATAACTGCACAAGCACCGATACCTGCCATTGCTGCAGACTTCCATACCTCGACACCTAGCAAAGAGCCAGCACCAATTACACCAAGACAAGCCACAGCAAACGCTGCGGCAATTTTTTTACCAATTTCAACCATTATAGTTTCCTAACTGTTATTAACAATAAGCCACCAAAGCCATTGTTATTCTTATCGGGGGATGATTCGCTTGTAAAACTAACTGATTCAATTACACCATCATACTGTTCACCAATACGATAATCCGTTACAGTAACAAACTTACCTGTTTCTTCAATACCTTCAATACGTTGAATGTTTTCCATGGCACGACCAGTATAACCAAAGACAGAACTAAATCTATCCATTTCTTGATCATAACATGACAATGGGTATTGGTATAAGCGTTGACGACGTGTTGCAGGTGTAGATTTAACTTGATAAGCCTCCATCACTGGCAAGTCTTGATCATCTGTTACGTTATTAAATGTAAATTTAAATGACATGTATTCTTGTTTAGTTGATGGATAAGCAATAAGAATATCTTTATTACTTAAACCTTCAGACACATTGATCAGTGATTCTTCCGTACCGTTTCTATCTATGGTTGATACTGTAATGGTATCTCCTTGACCGGTGGTGCACTGTACGTTAATGTACCTAAAGAACTTAGGTTCAATAGTACCATAGCGAATCTTTCCAGTTTGTAACCAACCACTTGAACGCTTAAGTGAACTATGTTCAACTTGAAGTTCGCCAGTCCCATCTTCCTGAACAACCATAACTAAACGATTATTTAGGTTGTAAACTTCAGTTGCTTCTGAACTTGATGGTTGTAAGTTTGTCTGATACTCGAGATCAAATGCGTATGCAAAAGTTCCATCATTAAATGATTGAGTTAAGTCAATGCGAATTAGTATGGCATTTGTGTAAGCACCAGCGTCTGCTTTAGTAGCAGCGTAAATGTATGTACCACGTTCAGTAAATCCATTAACTGGATAAGAAGTTTCAACTAATAAAGGACCAAGAATTAAATCGCCATCAGTACCAACCGGACAAATTCTTATTCCCCTATTAGTTCCAACAACTAAGTACCCCAAGTAGAAGTGAATTGCTTTAACTAACTCACTATCCGGAAGGGTGACATTTACAGTTGAACTAGATAGGTCTGGAAGTAACGTTCCATTGCTTGTGGATGTTGGCGTACCATCAAATGGTATTTTCCAAATCTCACCACTGTTGCCAGCATTGCCCGAAGCATAGATATGTGTTTGACCACCAGCAATGTCATTCCAAACAAAGGTAGAGTCAAGATGTGTTCGTGAATCATACTGCTTTCCAGCAGGTAGTGCTCCGGTATGTGCACTAGTATTACCTTGACTATCATCCAAAAGATTTAGTACATGGTTTTCACCAAAGAAAATAAATCCCTTAGCATACTTAACGAATGCATTTGTAGTAGCAGAATGTCTAGCAAATACTACATCAGAATTCAATGTGCCAATAGTACCTCTGTGAATAGCACCACTACAGGTAGCATAGTACTTTCCACCAGATGTAGTTACCGAAGTAAAACCAAAGTTTGATCCATTGTGACCCTCTGGGTAAGAAGTTCCTGTATGCACGTAATCTGCAGTTGTAGCGGTAGAGTTACCATTAAGAGTAATTCTTTTTAGTATACCATTGGCATCACCAGATACAAGTACATCAGTGCCAGCATTATTACCAGTAGCAGCATTTATACCAGCAGCACCTGTGTATGCATGAAATACTTCTGGTAAGATTGTTGCTTCACCAAAAGTCCATACGTCTACACCACGACTATCAGCAAACCTATGGCTTACATGTTCGTAGTCAGTACCTGGTTCGTAAAACGTAACACCTGCACCGTTATGCCATGATGTCTGTGAGCGTAGCCACCAACCAGTAAGTGATTGCTCACCCGGCTCAGTGCTATTATCAAACTGATCCTTCTTGTACGGAGCAGTCTCACGACGATATGGGTCTTGATTGTTTACCTTAACAATAAACGGTAGATCATCAATAACAACATCGTACGCAGTATCAGTTAACTCAAAAGTTGCTACAGTTGATGGAAGGGCAAGATCAATCGGTGCATCTTCTGTAATGTCATAAGTTGGCATTTATGCTCCTTAGATCTTGATTATGTAATTGACTACGATGTATGGTTGCAAGTTATCGTGTGACAATCCGCCACCAGTTGTACCAACAGCAGGTTGAGAATCGCCAACACCGTTGGCTGTCACACCAGTACTTCCAGTGCCAGCATCATTACCTGAATCAAATACAATTTGACCAGCATGAGTGTGGGCTGGTATTTGTGTTATGTCAAGTATTACAGTCTTTACTCCACCAGTTTCACCAAGTAAATTAAACTCTGTTTGGCTTGCATCAAGACCAACAGGAACTTTACCCTTTAGATTTGGAAGATTAAATGTAGTTGAGTTGTCGCCTATACCGTACGTGGTGCTAACAATTCCAAACAACGTAGCATAAGTACTACGGCTTACCGCAGTTCCATCACACAAAAGCCAACCAGTTGGAGGGGCTGGAGGACTTGTAATAGGACCAGCAAACTGGCTAATAACACCAGTAGGTACAGTTACTATGCTAGCAATACTACTTGTTAATGCATTTAATTGTGTTTGGATAGCAGATGTAACACCATCAACATAACCAAGTTCAGCAGAAGTTACATTACCTATTGAAGTTGCAGATGGAAGCACTACAGTTCCAGTGAACGTAGGACTTGCTAGTGGTGCCTTTGTATCAATTCCATGTGCAGTAGTAGTATTATCTAAATGACTATGTACTAACTGTAAATCAGAACCAACAATCATGTGACGAACTGATTGTCCAATGGTATGTGATTTAACTCCGCCACCCTCAATGTTACGTGTAATCGTATAAGTAGACCCAGATTTAACAGTAGCAAGAACCGCTTCTTCAAGAGCAGTATCAGGATTTATTACAAAAACAAATGGTACCGTTGGAAGTCCGGTTGTACTCTCATTTACAGTAAGTGTAGTTGATGCTTCTGTAACATTTGCTGCTAAAGTTTTTTCTTCAGAAATAGAGGAATAATTACGGGACATGATTTACCTATCGAGTGAAGTGAATGCGGATTGGGTTGCGGTCATTAAGTTTTCTTGCTTCCTCGGCTAGACGCTTGTCGTAAAGAGCAAGTAAGTATTTAGATGCGTTAGTTCCTGCACCGTAGGAACGACCAGCAACTTGAGACTGTTGATCGGACTCAGCAGAACCAAAGGTCAATCGACCGGGATCAATGTAAGAAGTTAAACGTGCTGTTGCACCAATAACAATTACATCCTTACAGGATGCTGGTAGACCAGTTACAATTTCAAAGTCATCATCATTTGAATCCATAACAGTAGGGGCAGACGTATAGAATACTTGAACAGTACGACCTGTCTCTACACCAGAATATAAACTAATACTATTACGAGAATTAAAGGAATCAGTATTAGCCATAGGGTCGACACGCCAGTTGCGAATAGGAGCCCATTCTTTAGATGGACCAATAGTTTCGTATGCTACTGAAAGCACGCTTTCGACTTCCTCTGGCAAGGCATAAGTGGACTTTGCTGGTGAGTATGTAAATGTATGTGTACCAGTGGTGTATAGGGCGGGGAAGGTTGCTAGAAGAGTTTCATTGATTGCATCTTTTACATCCATGGAAGGGAAAGTAGGAGATATAGTTACGCGTGCACCATTCTGATGCGTAGAAGCAGATGTACCATTGTATCCACGACCGTAAGGAGGGATGCTAAGCACACCAGAGTTGCGGTCAAAGGAATCTACATAGATTAATTCATCGTCAATTTGAATAACACCACTTGAGATGTTAGCAGCAGAAGCAACAGTAATACTAGTTGCAGTTGCACTAGCGGCAACAGTAAGATGTGTTTGACGATCTTGACGTAATGTAAACCCTGCTAGTTTACGTACAACTTCATCGGTCATGGAGCCAAATGTTGCCATTACTTCTTTTTCCTATTCTTATTACCCTTGCCAATGTTTTTAGATGCGCTCATTGCTTTAAGGTTAGATGTGCTACCATTCTTATGGTTATTGTCTTTATGATCTACGTGAGTCTTTTTAGATAAGGATTTACCGGTAGCACGTTTGTAATCTAGACGAGCAGCATTAGTTGACGTTGCTTTTTGACCACGTTTAATAACGTAAATCTTTCGACCACCGTTTTCTTTGCTACCTTCGTAAGGTCCGTAGACCTTTTTAACTAGTCTCTTTTTAGCAGCCATTACCATTTTACCTTATCTGCCCAGTACGCTGCGGACATTTTACCTTTAGAAATGTTAGATGAGTGACGTGCCTTAAATGACCGTCTACGTGCAGCATAGGCTGCTGACTCCCCAGATTTCTTTGGGGAGCCAGACACACCTTGCTGACCAAAGCGAATGGTCTTAACCTGTGATCCAACCTTAGCCACAACAACGTGTGACTTTTTAGGGTGGGTAGGTGTACGCTTTGGCTTGTTGTAGCCAGAAACACCAGCACGTGTTAAACGTGAGTCTTTCTTTGCTACCATAATTAACGACCTCTTGAAGCCCTTGGACGACCACGCATACTTATAGGGGGAGTAGTTTGCTTTAGAGGTCTTTTAGGTTTTTTTCGTCCTACTACTTTTTCGGACAGGTAAGGCTTCATTCTTAGTGGAGACGAATTCATTCCGCCATCATTGTTCATCATATTAGTAAACTCCCTCTCCACCCTTGCCTTGTTTGATTACATCTTTAGAATGCTGTAGCATGCTCTGTTGACTTCTGTAGGAAGTACCTAGACGCTTAATTTCTAAACGCAGACCCGGGCTAATGCCCTTGTCTTTCTGAGCAACATGGTACTTTGATACAGTTCCACGCTTACGTGCTTTACGTGCTGGTATAATGTTAGGCATTATAAACCTCTCTTGTAGCGATCGCCGCTCATCTTGTCTTTAGGAGTATTGGTACCACGTGCAATTTTATTGCGTTGCCTGTAAGCATCAGCAGTTTTCTTGGTAGAAATCTTCTTGTTCTTAGCATTAGCAAGTTGAGCCTGTGTAGGTTTCTTTTGCTCTGTACGAGTAGCCTTAATAGCACCAGCCTGACCAGCAATCTTAGCAGCCTTAGCACGGGCTAACTGAGCCTGGCTAGGCTTTGGATTCATTCGGCTTTCTTTAAGGGCGATAGCATTCTTAGCAGCAACTTTGTTATCGTATGCAGCCTTAGATTTTTTACCAGAATTAATCTCAGACTGAGTAGGTTTAGGATTGCCACGTTGGATAATTGGATTCTTTGATTTTTCGTTGACTGGACCAGTCTGCTTGATATTAGGTGGTGTCTTTATTGTGGAGACTGCACCCTTACCATAGAAACGACGAACCGCTTCTTTGTATTCAGCAGTTGCACCAGGCTTGTTAGCAGCAGCAATGTTACTAGCCTTAGTTCCTTGCTTTAGTTTAGAAACAGTAGAAGCGGAAACTTTTACGCTGTAATCACTGTTAGCATCCTTGTATTTCTGTGTGGATTTCTTAATCATTGCCATTACTTCTTACCCTTCGTTGTAGTTTTTTTTGCAACTTTCTTGGCAACCTTTTTAGGTCTTGCAGCCTTTATTGCTTCTTTCGACTTACCAACTGTTACATCTACACCACGTTTGGCAGCATCTTTAGATGCAGCAGTAACGGAGGCACCGGACTTAGGTCCGCCACCTTGTTTAGCAACACGCTTTTCCCAAGCACTAGGCTCAGTATTTTTACCACCAGCATACTTAGAGCGAAGTTCTTGACGATAAGTATCGCCCTTCTTTTCTAATTGCTTTGTTAGACGAGCACGAGTAGCCTCAGTCTTAGTTTCACCAATACGTGATCTGCTACCAGCAGAAGTTACACGACTTGAACCAGGAGCAATAGCCTTACGCATTTCCTTTGCACCAGCAGTGTTAGCCTTTTGGCGCTGCTTAGGTGTAGGAGACTTCTTAGCGGTCTTAGGAGCCTTACCAAGAGCCTTTGGTTGACTTGTAGGTAGATCATTAGCCTTTGTTTTACCAGTACCAGCGGGCTTCGCTACGGATCGAGAAGTAGTAGGATTCTTGAATACTGGACCAACTTTAACTGCTACTGGCTTAAGACCACGTGAAGCACGAGCCTTATTAGCAATAATACCAACACCCATGCGTTCTAGTTCTGCAGTTTTTTGAACAGCCCTAACTTCACCAGAAGATAGTAAACCTTTACGCTGTTGCTTTACAGCCTTTTGAAATGCTTGAGTAGCAGTCTTAGAGCGTGCAGAAGCAGCAGCATACTGAGCATCAAGACTTGCAGTTTTAGCAGCAGCCCTACCAACAGGACCGGAACCAAGTGCAATAGGAGCCTTGGGACCTGCATAACCAGGACCAATAGCCTTAGGTGTAGTACGACCCGGAAGTGCTATTGGTGTTTTAGGTGCTACTTTAGGTGCTACCTTAGAGCCTCTTAGAAGTCCAGCAAGTGCTTTAATCTTTCCTGGTCCATAGATACTTGCTATTATACCAGCAGAAGTAGCCGCTGCTTTACTCCAATTTTTAAATTCTTCAGAATTTGTAATGGCATTCCCAGTTGACTTTGGTGCAACATATGGAGTCTTTCCACGAACAGGTCCATAGGTATAAGACTTTGGTGGAGTTACACTCTTTGGAGATGTGTAGTTAGTTGAACCAACACCTTTAAATGATGGACCGGGAGAACCAGTATAGGTCTTGTTAAGTGGAGCAACTGAGGAACCTAATGCTGTATCAACACGAGACTTACCGTAGAAACGATTCATTGCCTCACGCTGTTCAGCAGTAGCACCAGTCTTAAACTTTGCTACGTTACCTTCAAATGTTTTTCCAGCACGTAATCCCTGAATAGTTGATTCAGATACCTTAATTGACTTGTTAAAGTTAGTTGCTTTAAAATTTGACTGCTGTGATGCAGAAAGACCATCCCAGCCTGATTTCTTTTTAGCCATTGTTATTTACCTTTTCCTTTAAAGTGCGGAGCCATATGCGTGTCCTGTCTTGTCTGATACGTCAAGAGCCTGACGAATCTTATCGGTGGTTGTTCCATCTGGTTGGATACCTTGTGATCTTGCCTTCTTATACAAGTCTAGTTCACTGTCCCATTTTTTATTTGTCCAATTATTTGCAACGAGACTGCCATTGGCATCACCAGTTGATAATTGAAGTGTTTCTATCTTGCAAGTAAAACATCCATCAACATACGTAGTATGTGAATGTTCCTTGTTTATAGTTCCATTGCTCGGAGAAGTTTGGAAAACTTCGTCACAATCTGTGCACCCATAAAGCGTAACAGTATAGTTATGATTTTCATCTAATCCCCAATTAACAACTTTCCCAGTATGACTATGCTTTAGCATCTTTATATTCCTTAACGGTATTAAGAACAAAGAAGTTATAGTTGTCCTTAAGCCTAGAGTCATCGGGATTTAACTCTAGAGCAATTCTTGAATTTTTTTTAGCAGAACCTTTTTTACCAAGATGCCAGCAAGCCATGGAGAGGAGGTCATGCATCTTCCACTTGGTCTGATGATCAGAGATATAGTTATCTCCAGGTGTTAAAGTTTCTACCTTGATAGCAGCGTCATAGCATTCTTGCCATCGCTCTTTAATGTAGTAGTAGTTAGTTAGACCAAGCCATGCTTCTAGTTCATCTGGTGCTATAGCAGTTCCTTTAAGAAACCACTCCTCAGCATCAGGCAAACCTAGTTCTATGCAGGCTTGACCAGCAAAGCGATACACTGATGCTCGCTCTACATTCCAACCACCAGACAGGGCTTCCATCTTATTGGCGGTATCTAGTATCTCTTGCCACTTATTACAGAAGTAATACTCACGTGTCAAATAAGCCACCATACGGCAATCTGAGGGACTTTCCAGTACAGCCCACTCTAACATACCAAGGTACTGCGAACGGGGCTTAGAATCGTCTGGAACGTGTTTTACGGTGGTGTCTATTACTATGTCCACGTCAGGTCCGGGATATGATCTAACGGTGATCTCGTGGCAGGGTTTTACCCACCTATAACCATGACGGGAATGGATGCGGTTATTGTTCATCCATACAGAACCAGTATCCCACATTACCCAAGCCTTAGTGGTTTCGGGTTTCCAGTGAGTCCTGATCTTGTCAAAGAAGTCAGGGTCCGGTACTTCATCTAAATCAAGTGATACACAAACATCTACATCACTTGGGACTAGGGTTAGGGAAGCGTTACGTGCATCATCAAACCTAAAAGGCTGTACACCTATCGTGTGTACCTGCACGTTGTGCTTTTTAAGGAGTTCAACAGTCTTATCTGTAGAGCCGGTATCGGCTACTACAATAACATCTGCACCCTTGCAAGCATTAACCCAACGCTCGACATGCTTCTCTTCATTGAGAGCAATTGCATAAACCGCTATTTTCATATTACGATTTAAGACTTGTCTTGTCTATTGATATTGATTTACAGCAGTCTGCGTATGATTCACAGTCTTGCGTAGGACAACCTGTTCTACAAGCCATTATGCAAAACTTACTAATCCAGTACCAGCAGTAAAGGTTGTTACTTTGTAACCACCTGATGCTACTGGAGTTGAACCAGTTAAACCTGCGCCAATAGTAATTGTGTAAGTTTCTGGATATCTAACAATAACAATTCCTGAACCGCCTGCTCCACCGTAACCCTGGATTAAGTAGTGCCAAGTTCCACCGCCACCGCCACCACCAGTATTAACAGTTCCAGCGTCTCCGTTGCCACCATTTGTTGCACTAGTACTACTATTTGTGGCTCGTACACCACCACGACCTCCACCGCCTGAACCAGCAGCACCGTTAGTACCAGATTGGAACATACCACCACCACCGCCTCCACCGCGGGTTGTGGCAGTACCAGTAATATTATTTGAAAGACCAGAGCCACCCGCTCCACCTACACCAGTACCACTACCAATAGAACCAGCAGAGCCAGCACCGCCACCACCACCGCCACCAGAGTTACCACCTGATGGTGTACCGCTACCGTTATAACCTTGACCTGTAGTTCCTATACCAGCAGTACTTGATGCGCTACCAGAACCTCCAGGTCCTCCACCTGAACCACCAGTACCACCAGTAACATTTTCATTACCACCTAAACCACCACCAAGTGAAGTGATTGCAGCAAAAACAGAGTTTGAACCATTAGTTCCTATGGATACGCCTGCAGCAGCACCACCACCGACAGTAACTGTATATTGTCCACCAGCAATAATTTCTTCCTGTGATTCTGCTGTTGAACCACGACCAGATGTTTGACCAGAAACAGATGTTCTGTAGCCACCCGCTCCTCCGCCACCGCCAATATTGTGACCACCAGAAGCACCGCCACCAATAACAAGAAAGTCAACATTAAGTTTGACAATATAGCGACCTGGAACAGATAAGTTTCCAGTACCTTGACCAAACCAAGTACTTACTTGGCTTGATGAAACCATTCGGTGTAAAGGATTAGCCATTATGCAATCCTGTTTACGTAACCTGAAACTGTGATTACGTTAGTTGTACCAGCATAGGCAGAAATTGTATTAGCAGCAGCACCAGTACCAGTTAAAATTAAACCAGGAATAACTAAAGTTAAGCCAGAAAGAGAAGGAACTAATAGTTTAATTTCATTATCAACTGCAGTTACTCCACCCCATTGAACTGTTAGTGTTACTGCTGCTCCTGAAGAGTTATAGGCGTATAACCAAACTTCATCTTCTACTGTGGCTGAGATGCCAGTTGCATGAAGGGTTGTACCAGCACTACCAGAAGTAGTGGCAGCAACTTTAATTGCTTTACCTTGTGTTGAACCTGAAAGAAGTTCTTTACTAAACGTTGCCATTGTATATTCCTATCCGAATACTTGTATTGCTATTATGAGTTGATCATCATCTGATGTTGGTGTTGCACCCGTACTGCCTGTTGCACCTGTTGCACCAACAGCGCCAGTAGGACCAGTAGGTCCTTGTGGACTAAGAACTGGAATCCATGCTGAAGTACCATTATCATATGCTTTTAATTGTGCCATTAGATTTCTTCCGTTACGGGAAAGACTTCAATGTATTCCATCGGAGGTGCTACAAATACATCGTTAGTTTCATCGTATGTAAAACCAATACCAGCATAAACACCACGAATGTTGTTATTGTAAGAGGTACGAACACAACGTTGTCCACGAAAGTTTCCATACCATTCTTCTGTACTTAAACCTTCAATTAATTCTGTTTCGTCAATACCAGTAATTACTTCGGTTACTATGTTATTGCTATCTAAAAATGCGTAGTGTGCCATTATGACCAACTCACCGTTCCTGTTCCTGCTGTAAATGTTGTTACTTTAAATCCACCTGAAGGTACAGTAGTAAATCCAGTTAATCCTGCACCAATTGTTATTGTACGATTGTCTGGATATCTTACAATAACAACACCAGAACCACCCGAACCACCATTAAGATTTGGTGTATAACCTTTAGCACCACCACCACCAGAGCCTGTATTTATTGCTCCCGCAATACCAGAAGAAGCAGGACTACCACCTGTACCACCACCACCAGTACCTGCAATGCCACTACTACCACCATCATTACAACCACCGCCTCCGCCTCCAGCACGGGTAATAGCAGTTCCTGTGATACTTGATGTTAATCCATTACCGCCAGTACCAGCAGGACCAACTGAGTTAGGTGGACCTGTACCTGCTCCAGCAGCACCTCCGCCGCCGCCGCCGCCACCAAAGGCTTGACCAGTACCACCACCAAAACCTTGTAACGCTGTTCCAGTGCCACCAGCAGCACCGTTGTATCCGCCTCCGCCTCCGCTACCACCAGAGGAACCAGCGCCACCGTTACCAACACCTTGACCACCACCAATAGAAGTGATTGTGGCAAATACGGAATTACCTCCGTTAGAGTTAGCAGCACCAGCACCAACAGTTACCGTGTAATTTGTACTTAATGAAAGAGTTAATGGTGTTTCGGCAGAAGAGTTAGCACCTGATAGTTCACCAGATACAGAATTTCTATACCCACCTGCACCTCCACCACCGCTACGGTCTGCACTTTGACCTGCACCACCACCACCAATAACTAAGTAGTTAAGAGAAAAGTCTGCAGCAGCAACTTGGTCATAAACTTTACTGCTTCTTGGAGAACCTTGAACAATGGTAGATGTACTAAATTTTCTTACAGCCATTAGGAAATCTCCGTACCAAATATTCCAAACGATAAGTCAGCAGTTGAAGCATAAACAGTTACAACATCAGTAGCCGTAAGAGTAATTCCAAGTGTTAAGGCAGTTGTGTCATTAGCAGCAAGTGATACATCGTAAGCAATGTAATGCTGGTTAGCCAAAGTAGCACCTAGTGGGCGTACTGCAATGCGGTATGTTCTTGCAGTAGCACTACGGTTAGCCACAGTAATAGTTGAAACTACTGCTTGCTTACCAGAACCTACAATGTAGATATCTGTAGCAGTTGTTGCTAGTGGTGCACTTTGTGCAAGCACCTTGTATGTAAATGCCATTTTAGGCTCCCATCGTTAGAAATGTATGTATATCTTCTGGAATTGTGATTGTTGTCCAAGCAGTATTGTAATCTGTACCATCTGTTTTAGAAAGTACTTGACCAGTAGTACCACCAATAGGCACAGCAATAACTGCAGGTTCGTCTGTGTCATACCAAAGAACATCTACTGTTGCTGGTTGACTTGTTTGAATTGCTAATGCTGTACTTCCTGTTGGACCAGTTGCTCCAGTAACACCATTAACACCAATAGTTCCGTTAGTGCCTGCAGGACCCGTAGGACCAGTAACGGTTGAGGCAGCACCAGTAGAGCCAGTCGCTCCAGTAGGTCCCGTAGCCCCTGTAGCACCCGTAGGACCAACTACACTGCTGTCTGCACCAGTAGGTCCAGTTGCACCTGTAATGGATGAACCAGTGGCTCCTGTACTTCCAGTGGGACCTGTGATTCCTTGAATACCTTGTGAGCCTGTAGGTCCTGTTGAACCCGTAGGACCAGTGTATCCCGTGGGACCAGTGCTACCAGTTGACCCTGTAGAACCTGTTGGTCCTGTACCGCCAGTAGGTCCAGTGGAACCAGTAGAACCAGTGCTACCAGTAGAACCAGTAGGTCCGGTAATACCTTGAATACCTTGAATACCTGTAGGACCTGTTGATCCAGTAGAACCCGTACCACCTGTAGAACCAGTTGGTCCTGTAATACCTGTAGAACCAGTGGAACCTGTACTTCCTGTTGGTCCTGTTGGTCCTGTACTACCTTGGATTCCCTGTGGACCTTGGTCATTAGAAACAACAATTGATTGCTCATCTATTGAGATTATTGTATTTGACATTATTTTGTTACCTCTGGTGTCACTGCGAATCTACCTTCTAATAGTCTGTAAACTTCTCCACCGCTTGATTCAATTTCCAAATCATACAACCATCTACCAGATGGAACGGTAGCCATAACTGAAGCAGGTACAGTAATTGTAATTACACCAACATTTGAAAGTGTTATGTTAGTTGGAGATACTAGGTCTAGTAATTTTACAGAATTGTTAAATGAACGTCTAACTTGCATTCTTCCAGAGTAACCAGTTAAGTTCCATGGTGTACCATCATTTGAGATAGTAGATGTTTTTGAAAATGTTGCACCCTGTTTGGCTACAATGTTATACTTACCGCTCATAGTTCATCCTTAAGATGTAATGTAATGTGTTCATCTAAACGTTTTTCAATCCTGTCCACCGTACGGGCAATGTCTGGAAGACTACGACCACCATTAGCATGTGGCTGAATAGGGTTTGTCAGTTCTTTAATGTAAGATTTTAATGGATTAACTATTAGGAATTTACCTAACATAGCAACAATGCCGAGGGCTAGCGATACCACAGATAAAGATTCTAACAATGTCATAGTGGACCCACCAAGCCACTTCCGTAGCCAGCAGCAGTTAGTTCAGCAGCCTTTGTATCAGAGACAGTGTACTTATTGCCACCAACGTAGTAATCTTCTGCATTTTCTAAGTCTTCATTCATGGGGTAACGATCTTCATACCACTCACCATTTAACTTTACAAGACAAATACCACGGGGCATTTGATAGAAGTCAAATAAACGATGGTCGCCAATTGGTCCCTCCATAATTTTTGGTGGCTCAAATGAGTACATTTATTCTCCTGATATGATAACAACATAACCAACACCTCCCTGCCGAAGCAGGGAAGTGAGGTTACACAGTTATTACGCTGTGTAGATGGACGAAGCAGACTCTACTCGGTAGAGTGATTCGTTGCGGTAGATAGCGTGACCAAGCACACCGTACCAACCCATTGGGCGTAGACGCATCAATGAATCATTGACAGGTCCAATCACCACGTGTGGCTCTTCAGCAACAACTTCTGCAAGTGCTTGCTGACCAGCGAAGAACGTAGGGTAGATAGTACCGGTCCGTTCAATACGTGGAGATTCAATGAAGTAAGCACCTTCAAAGGCACCAATTTCACCAGCGTAGATGTTTGCAGTGTCTTGGTAGACGTGTGGATCGCGCCACGATGCAGCACCAGTCTCAGCACGAAGATCGTGTGAAACTTCTGGGTGAATTGCTGACCAGAACATGTTACCCTTACGAGCAACAGCCTTGTTTGCACGAAGTTTTGCAACTACGAAACGAACGTCAGCACCCTTGATGGTACCAGTTGATGTGGTTCCAGCATTACCGTAACGAACGTTAGTTCCGGTCATAAGGGTAGTCTTAACCAATTCGTCAATCGAATCAGCCATGTTGAATGCAATGATATTAGCAATTGCAGGATCAACATCTGCAAGTGAAAGAAGATTCAACTTGCGGGTTGTGATAGTAGCGTTACCGTATTCGTTAAGAGTAACGGTAACCTTATCTGGAGTATCTAGACCAACAGAGGCAACGTCTGCAGTTTCAGACAGAGTAGCGGTCTTGCGAGCAAGATCCTTGTACTTCTGCAAAACTACAGTTTCACCTGGGTTAGTTAGATTTGATGGACGCTTGTCAGCAACTGAACGAAGCAGTGGCTGGGCGCGCAACTGGAATTCAACAAGGCGATCATACGCCTTCTGAACTAAACCAGCATCACCAGCGGTACCACCGAGCGCGGAGGCTACGGTAGAGTTAAAACCAGTGCTATTAGCCATGGGATTTCCTTAGGGGGTTAGGGTTGATTTACGAACTATTCTGCGCCGTAAATCATGTTTAGAATTTCTTCGGCGCTTTCCGCTTGATTCAAACGAAGATACATATCCTCATTACGATCAGGCGATGAAGCACCAGCAGTAACAGCATCAATCTGTCTCAAAGCAGCCAAATCATTTTCGTTGACTCTTGAACCAGTTTCTGTTGAAACACCAAATACGTCAGCATACTCATCCAACCAAGAATCAAATTCCGAACTGGAAACATCTATGTCTTGTGGAATGAATGCTGAAATCTTTGGGCTGATGCCTTTAGATTCCAAGACTGACTTGACGGTAGAATCACGTTGTGTCTTACGTAGTGACGTTAACTCTGATTCTAATTCTTTGATACGCTTTTCTTTGGAGCGATCTGAACGCCGTAACTTAGTGACAACATCGTCGCCATTAGCACGTCGCTTAGGTTTGTCTGAGTAGTCCTCAAACATTTCCTCTGAATCGTCTTCAATTTCATCGTACCAGTCTTGATCGTTGCTCATAGCAACCTCTCCCTTTTTTCATTTGTTTGAACGTAGATCACACTTCCATCTCGGGGATCATGGATTGGTTTCTACTACCGCTCTTTTACATCACTAGGGGCGGTAAATCTAGTGTGAGTTTATATTTGTTTCTTACGTTTTAAGGAGCCCTGTGTAATACCAGAACTTCCTTGGAACTGAGAACGCGCTTGTGATCTTAATGACTTAACTGAAGATGATTGCTTACCAAGAACATTTTCTTGTTCAAGTTCAGCCTGAAGGTTAACATCTTTCTGACCAAACATGCTTGCAGCCTGGGTAATTCCAGAAAGTTCTTTGCTAGTTTTTTGGTATCCTTGACGTGCAGTTGCACGATCAACACCCATTCTGGAAAGTTCTCCAGCATCCATCTGAGTTCTCAAACCAAATTCTGCGGCACCAGCACGAACACCAGCAATTTCAATCTTCTTTTTAAGGGCATCGGAACCTTCTCTACCACCAAGCAAACCAATTGCTAGGTCTTCACGGCTTAGGTTGCCATAGTTTGTTGCGAGTTCAGCCTTAAGATATTGGTCTGCTGTATCAATAGCCTTGAACGCAGTATCTATTCTCTTGGTAAATTCTGTATAGTCAACATCTCCACCAATAATTTTTCCAATAGCAGAATCAGTTGCAATAGAGTTAAGACCTAAACCAGTTAAGTCCTGCTTCATTTGCTTTGACATCTCAGCATACTGTGCAACACTAGGAATGTATGATATATTTTCTCCAGCAGCCTGACGACGCTTAAGTTCAGTTATACCAGCAAACCGCTCACGGTAAAGACGGGTAGCCTCACTGGTGTCATTAAGCAACTGATCCGGTAGGTCTACTGTAGTGAAACCAGTTTTGTAAAGGTTTTGTGCAACAGCGTACATTTGTCGCATCCAAGAATCTTCGTTATTAACATTAGCAAATAAGTTAGCAAAGGACGCTCTAAATACTTCGTACGCTGGCATCACATCTGGATTAGGAGTGTCACTAGAGATAGTTGCTCTAGGAACATAACTATCATCTACAACTGGAGCAGGATTAGGAAGCACATCTGTAACAGGTGGCTGCTCCTTCTTTTTATCTTTATTCACTACTGTAGGAGTTTTAGTATTACCCATACCAGTATTTAAACTTTGTGCATACTCACTAGCCATTATACACCAAATCCCATTGCTTTAGCAAGACCATTAGCAAGTTCTCTTGCTTCTGTACGTGCGTAACTTCCGTACTGGAAGCGCGAGTCATCACGAAGATCATTCATGAATTCTACCTTGTTTTTTAAATATGGCTGACCATCTTTTGTCTGTGCATTTAACAACTTCTGCATAGCCTTATCATTTAAATCAATCTTGGTAGATGGGATATCGAGCATTTGTGCAGCAACTTCAACGTACTGATCTACAGCATCACGGATAGTTTTATCCTTGTTTGTCTTTAAGAAGTCTGAGAACGAAGGGTACAGGTTGGCAGCATAGTCACGCATCTCTTGCTTCATAGCAATAACATCTTTACCCATTACCACTGAGTTAATTGTTTTGTTAAGCAAGGAACCTTGACTGTAGGTAAGACCCATGTTTCGTGAGTAGTCTTGTAGGTCCTGATAATCTTTACCAGCCTGACCACCTAGTACTTGACCTTCTTTTATGTAGTTCTGTGCTAAGCCAATTGAGTACTCAAATAAGAATGACTGCTTATCGAAAGCCATATCAGTGCTGGTGCTCTCGCTCGAACTTCCACCAATATCATTGTACGTGGTATTACCTGAAGCATCTACAGTGCTAAGAGATGAACTACCGCTACTACCACGGCCACCACCCTTAGTGCTATATCTTTTCTCAGCAGCACTAAGTTGCTTGTAGTAGTTAGCCTTTTCGGTAGCATTAGCACGACGACCAAATAGATTAAACATTATTTGATCTAGTTGTGAGTAAGCAGATTCTCTAGGAGTAAATGAGAATGACTCTGACTTGCTTCGTGAACTAGAAGAACTGGTAGATGTTACCTTAGTTCCTGGAATTGCTCCACCTAGGTTGGGACCGGTAGGTTGTGTTTCTAAAGCCTGACCAATATTTAAATCTGCTGTCATTCTAACCCTTACCTAAACTCGGTGACTCAACAATGTTAAGTTCATCATCTGCTAAATATCTATTGTACATATCTTTAAACTCTGGGTAGTCTTTTAGAACAGCCTGACCCATCGCATCGCGCCATTCAAGGTAGTAACGGTTAGCCTTAGTATCAAGACCAACAGTTCCGGTACGCTGACGATTAATGTTTAATTGTTCAATAATTACTTGACGTTCTTTTAAGTATACGGCAAGACCTTGAATAGCCTTATTATTTTTTCCTACAGTCTTCATGAATTTTTCATCTTCAAGAAAAATCTGAGCAATCTTAATTGTCTGATCGCTCTTAGCAAGTGTAATCTTACTTTCGCGTTCAGCCCATAGAGGAAATAGTTCACCAACACTAACTTCAAGATTAGTTTTCCATACACCATAGTATTCCCTATAGGCATCAGTTCCTGAAACAACGTTGTTTTTCTTGGCATGTTCTTCGATGTACGCAACATTATCATAGTAAAGAGCATTAGCCGCATTGTACTGACGTTGACGCTCTATCTTTGCAGGGTTATTTGACCTAGCCTTTAGTGGCTCACCATTAACTTTTATGCCGTATAGAATATCATCAGATATTTGGCTATAGAAATCTTTGTCATCACTTTGATTGAATAGTTCACCAATAAATGGGTTATCAGGATATATTGCATCTGCCTTATTAACTAAATTTAAGTTTGGCTCAAGGTTACGAAGTGTAGCATTACTGCCAATTAAACCAAGTTTATTGGTTGAGTTCTTAGCCTGTAGATTACGTATAACAGAAACACCAGAATTGATATCATAAATTTGATTAATCGCTGCTGCAGCACGGACAGAGCCGTCTGAATAACCAAACTGACTTTGATAGTTAGCAATGGTTATGCGAAGTTCATCTACCGATTGGTTACTTACTTTCATAGGTGCGATGTTAGGACCGAGAGCCGCAACTGTTTCAAAAATTAATGACTTGTAAGTTAGTTCAGTAGAGAGTTGATCAATTAAAGTATTGTCCAACGCCTGACCTTCAAGAAGCATTTGCGTACTAACGTAGTCACGTGAAGAATTCCAGCGTGTAGCCCACCTGTCTTCAGCGGACTGAGAAAAGTACATACCAGTCTTTGCTCCGACAACTGCTTGAGCAGAAGTCATCCAACTATTTGACGGGTCAAGATTCTTTAATAAAGTTTCTCTTGTATTTGCACCAGCAGTCTTTTCGTAGTATGGCATAACATACTTTTGTGAAAACAGATCAAATGTTATACCAAAATTTTTACGCATCCATGGATCAATATTAGTATTTTTAGCAAAGAACTTAACTCCAAGCGTTCCTGCTGTTTGACCAATAGGACCACCTGCGGTTGGTATCATACCAAGTTGACCTTGTGATATAACGTCAAATGATACTGGATTAAATTTTATATTTGGTTGCTTGGTGTAGTTTCGTATAAACGAAGGAGCCTTAAGTACTACTTGCTCTTTAGCACTGCTAGTTGACCAAGGATTTCCACTGCCAACTACATTTCCATCTTCGTCATATACATAACCTGCTCGGTATGGTGCGTTGTAAGCCCTTGCAAGTTGATAAGCAGTTGATGGTTCTTTTAAACTAACACCTAACCAGAAACGAGTTGAGTTTTGAGCAGCCATGTAAAAGGGAGTAATAAACTTCAAGAAACTTGCGGTATCGGTATAACGCTCAACACTATACAAGCGTTCCATTAATTCTTTGTACGCTCTATTAGTAGCATTAGTTTTAATGTAACCTGCTTGTCTTGCAATAATTACTTCAAGTTCTCTATCTGTAATATTTGGTTTATCTTTTTTAGCATTATTAATAATTACAGTAGTTAGGCGTTTAGCCTCGGAATCATGAACTAAACTATAGAAAGGATGGCGAATTAAATGAGTTTCCGGAAGGTTACCAATAAAATTAAAAATTCCACCTATAACATTTTTATATATGTTTGCTGGGTCTAGGCTTGATTTTTTAATTCTTCCAACTACTGTATGGCGTTCAGAGTAGGGAATATCAGCCGATAACTCTGGGGTGTACTTACCATCAAGTACTTTTGCATAAGATGCTTGAAAATTTTTATTAGTAGTGAGATCATAACTAGGTAGATATAGTTCTACTTGCGCCATCATTGTATGTAGGTGTTCGTTTAGATCGTACTTGCCCTGTCGTTGAAGATGAAAGAATTCTGTACCCTTCATTTCTTTTAACCAGCCAGTAGCCTCTGGGGTGTTTGTTTTTAAGAATGATTTAACGTTATCAAGAATTTGATTCGGAGTTAATCCATCTCTTTTTCCCTCTAGAATAACTCTGTATACCGGGTCTTTTGCAATAACATTATTTACATACTCTACGTGTGCAGCAATGTAATTTGCATCTGTTGGTTCTATTGGCTTTAGTATTTGACCAGCATCAGTAGCACCATGCATGGTTAATTTATTTTCCATCATTAGAGAGCCTGTACCACCAGAAGAACTAGCACTTGTTGATAGGCGTAGCATTTCTCCAGCCTGACCACCAAGAGAGGCATCAATACTTACTGATCCAAACAGTTGCAGTCTACCAGACTTTCCCATTTTAAGTTCTGATTTAGCGGAACTCTTTGCGGTCATTGGTAATATCTCAACCATTAGTTCATTTTTTTTAACGATTGCAACTTTAAGTAGATCGCTATGAATACCCAATCTTTGAAGACCACTATCAATTCCTGTAACCAGAGCCTTAATAGTTGGAGATGTAGACTCCGCCTGCATTAAAAGAGATTTTCTAGCAGCCTTAATGTTGTCTGTGTATTTTTCAAGACTAGTTAAAATTTCTTGAGTGTTTGCACGATCTAATCCTCTTAAGGCATTTTCAAAATTTATAGAAGTTAAATTATCCCAAAAATCTGCAGTTGTTTTAGTTTTTAAATCTTTTGGATCAAATATAATTGGACGTATTGTATTTTCAATAAACCTAACAAGTCTTTCTGCAGCAGGATCAGCAGAGTTTGAAAAAGATTTAGCAAAATCAAAATAATTTGATAAAATAATTAAAGGTAAATGCACACCATCGGTGGCGTGCCACTGTTGTTGATCTGCAATACTCATGCCCTTGGTTCGCACTTCTTCTGCATACTTTCGAGCAGTTTTTGAACCACTAAGACTTCTTTCAATCAATTCTTGTTGATTGCTAAGTTCAAGATTTTTTTCGCTAAGGGCTCTTGCATTTAATCTAGCACGTGCTCTCACCTTGGTATTTGATGCAATGTTTCTAGGAGCCTGTGTAATACCAGAAAACTGTCCTTGAAGCATTGTTGACCATGCATATCCATAGTTAGTATTCATGTCAGCCATGGAAACTATTGTACGTAGTTCACCTTCAATTACGTTACGGAAGGTGTACTTTAAACTCATAAGAGTAACTGGTTTCCATACGTAGGCATAGTAAGCACTTAGCGTATCTACTGATGTATGATATATTGGTTTAACAACACTCTTAGTGTTAATTATACTTGTTGTTAATCCACTACCTGGTTCTAGTGCACTACTTCTAGCAGCATCAAGAATTTCGGTTAAATCTTTTTTAGTTGCACCGTGATCAATAATTGCTTCTAAAGCATATCTGATTGCACCAACATTTTCAGAAAGAATTTTATCAAACATCTTTACGTCAACTGCCATGTGCATGTTTGGAATTTGTGTTTGACTTATAGCGGTTTGTTTTAAAGTTTCTTCTGCTGCCTTACGATCCGCAGGAATTACCTTAGTACTATTACGCATTTCTTTAGCATGGTCAATTGCCATTTGATCAACTATGGCACTTAAATAATGAACGGCATTTGGATTTCCACTTGCATCGGTAACTGTGTAGTTCTTTTCAATTACTGATTTTATGTTACCAAGTTTAGCGCGCTTTGTATCATTAACTATTCTTTGTGCAAAGTAGATAACTAGTTCACGTTGTTCTAGTGGAAGTTCATCAATAGGTCGCCCAGCGTGCTTTAAAATAACTGATTCTAGTGAGCGTGCTTCTAGGTCTTCAAGAAATTGAAAACGTTCATTTTTGCTAGTTAGTCCACGGTACTGTGAATCCAGAGACATCTGCTCTGCTACACTTAACTTTCCAAGTTTTCCTGCACGACGAATTCTGGAAACAACTTCATTTGCTGATCGCGTAGAAGCAGTGCCACCGGTCCAAGCAAATCCAGATGGAAGTTCTTTTAAAATACTATTTGGACTTAACCACATAACTGCACGAACAAATGGGGCAGATGTACCAGTTGAGTCAGCAACTTGTCGCACTATGTTTCCCTGTGTTACCGGGTCGGCGTAAATATATATTCCCTTGTAAGCCTTTGTCTGTGTCTCTCGACTAATACGCTCAATGGTAGCAGACTTTGCCCACAATGGTCCAACTGTACCAAGTTCATTTATTGTTTCTTCTAAACCAAGATTTGCTTTAGCCTTTAATAATTCTTCTTGTTTTTTTGTTTCGTCTAGTTGTGACTTCTTTTTAATAATTTTTTCATTTGCCTCATTTGCTGCTTTAATTTCAGCATTTGTCATTTCAGGCTTAATAAAAATTTTTTCCCCAAGGCTTTTTATGGAACGCTCCATTGCTGCACTACGTCCTTGGAACGCATCAATTTGTGCAGATATTGCTGGGTAAGATTCAATAAATTTTTGTCTAAGTTTATCACTAGGACTAACTGTAAGTTCAACTACATCTGCCATTAGCGCACGTCCGCCAACAAGGTTAGCGTCAATTAATGCTTGACCTAAACGATCCGGGTTGTTTGATCTAGAAATAAATTTACTTCCGCCAACAACTAATCCTAAGTTATCCATGTTTTCTTCAACATGTTTAAAAACTTCAGTTAAACCATTTTCTTTTCCGGCGCGAGCATCTGCTATATCTTCAGCAACTTTTGCTAGGGAAGATGTGCTCTTATTGTTTCTAACAAGATTATTTACAAGAGCAACTTTACCTAGTTTTGAACCAAATATAACAGGATCAAGAAAGTTAAATCCAAGGTCTGCAATACCTGAAAAGAACTGTGCTGAGCCAGAACTAAAATAAGAATCTACTTCTTTAGCATTAGACCAATCAATTTTTTCAGTACCAAATTTTTTGTTTCTAAATCCGCCAGCAAGTTGACCAATATTAGCAACTAACACACGACCAGGAGAAATAGCACGTCGCCATTCTTCTGCTGGGTTATCTGACACACTAGCCATAGCATCTTTACGAGCACCAAAATAAAGATCATGAATACTTTCGTCAGGATTCTGTCTACGATATTCCGTATTTCCCATAAGTAAAATAGCAGAAAGACCTGGAGCAACTACGTTACGGTAGCCCCTTGATAACTTTTCTAGAACCCCAAGTGTTGGCTGAGATGCTTCTAAAACACTCATACCTCTTTCGGACTGTGCTGCTTCTATAAATTTGTCACCAAGTTGTCCCTTGGCTTGTTCAAACTTATTATTTGGGTTGTCAATAAAATTAGTTACTGGATTAGAAAAAGACATTATCTCTCTCCAATTCTTTGACCATCATTTAAATCAATAAGTTCATTTAGAAATTGATTACGGTCATCTTCCGACTGCCAATCAATTGAGGCAAAAGGTAATATAACTTCAGCATTTTGCTCACCAAATACATTGGTAAATGCTGCTATGTGTTTTGCTAAAAGCATTAAGAGCCTTTCGCAAGGGTCTTCGTGTAGTCCCAGAAACGACGAAATGCTTCAGGAGCATCTGCTTGCGCTGCCATTGTATCGAGTCTATCTGAGTAAGAACGAAGCATTGCATACTTTTCAGGAATCTGTGGTTCAGGTGTATCACCAGGACCAAATGGATAACCATTGGTTACAGGAGTACCCGGCATCTGTGATGGTTCAAATAGACCAGTAACAGGAGTAGGTGTTGAAACCTGAGGTGTGGGACCAGAAGATTTAGTTCCTGATGGCATTGGAGCACCAGACATTATTTCTTCTGTTGCCTTACGACTACCATACGTTCCACCACTTGGAACCATATCGGTACGCTGAGAAAGTTTTCCAGGACCAGAAACTGCCACGGCTTCGGTGTTCACTCGCTGTGGGCGGTAGCCTCCACTTGCCATGTTATTCTCCTCGTCTGATTATCTGGATTTTTCCCCCAGAGTTAATATCAAGTTTAATTGCAATCTTCATTGCTTCTTCTATGGTAGCACCAGCAAATAATGCGCCAAGTGCCCAATTACCACCAGTTCCAATAGAATACATTTTACTGTCACTTCTAAGAACCGAATAGTCTTCACAAATATAAAATAGTTTATTTTCTAAACCAACTAGGAATACTGCACCTTCGTCTTCTTTTAAGGTGTATCCTGTTTCTTCATGCGCTTTGCGCATTGATGGTATAAACTTACATACCATAAACTTGTATAAGTTAGTGCCATCGTATGCTGGTGGCTCCCAGCCGTATGTTATTATATCACAGTAACGACTAGTACCTGCACCACATATTACGTAATCGCCAACTTTAACAATCTTTGGAACATCTCTACTTATGTATGCTCTTTCGCCTTCAGTGGTCTGACTATCCGCGGCTATAATAAAACCATTCTTGGTTTCAACGCCAACGATTGTAGTCATGTTATTTACCCTTTGGCTTTGTCTTTCCGAATTGTACGCCGTGTATTACGCCGCCGCCCTTGCTGGCTTTTTGCTTATTTATAGCAGCCCTTTTTTGAATGGTCTTTCTATTGGCTTCTTTTTTTAATTTTACAGCCTTAGCAAGATTTCTATCTTGTCTCATTTGTTTAGCAAGGTCTGCTTGTAGTTTTGTTCTACGGGCTGCAGTTACAAAGTTTTGAACACCCTTTGGATCTAATGGTTTATTTGCCATTACATTCCACCACCCATACCGGCTAGAATCTGTTCTAGACCCATAGGTGGTTGACCACCAGGGGCTACTTGTTCAGCCAGAGGTTGCTCAGGAGCCATGCCCTCAGGCATTCCACCCATTGCTGCCATCATTTGATCAGGAGGCATAGGAGCAGGTGCAAGAGGTGCTACAGGGGCAGGAGTAGGGAACGCCTTGGATACAGCATCTTCAATGTTAGTTCCATTGCGACGTTCTTTAATAACTTCAGCAATTTTAAGAATAAGTTCAGATGGGTCTTGTCCCTGTGATGCCATCTGCGGAATTGCTTGTGCGGTAGCAGATAGTGACTGAGCAAGAGAATCTCGCATTTTTTCAATATCAATACGTTCTTGTTCACCAGAGACGTTCATAGTCCAAGGTAGTTCGCGCATTACAAAGTCGCGCGATACAAGTCCTGCTTGCAAAGCCTGAAGGCTAAAGATAAGGGCACGGTTAGGATCAAGTCCAGCCATAAGACCGTAGCGTACTTGAATTGTGTAGTCGCCAGAAATATCCTTTGACGGTTGGTATTCAATTTCGTAAGAAGCACCAGAGTGTGTTCCGGTAATCTTCTTCATTTTATTGAATAGACGCTCGTCCATTTCAAAGGCTAGACTAATAACTTCTTCAAATGCCTCAGCAAGGATTTGTTGTCCTGCTTTAACTTGAGTATCAAACCCACCAAGAAGTGCCTGCACTCCAGAACCAGTAATGATGTTTGCATCAATGTTTCCTGAGCGTCCTTCTGGGTATCTTGCACCCATACGGATTTCTTTTTCAAGAATTGATTGTTCTGTGAAAGCAGCAGTAGGAAGTTCAAGTCCTACTCGGCGGATTCCTGCTGGGTTTGAAGATCGTAGAATAGAGTCTGGTCCGAATGCGAACTCTTGGACATCGTTAGGAACAGCGAATGGAGCGTTAACGGATTTTTCTGCTGCGTCCATTGCAAGAGAGGCAAACCTCGATCTAGCAATTTGTGGGAAAATAACATCGTCAAACTGTCCTCGTGGATCTTCTGGGTCAATTCCTGGACGACGTGCAACATAGACCATTAACTTGCCAAGAGGATTATTAGCCTTACGTAATGGTAGATTATCGCGCTCTGGCAAGAATAGAACTACTTGGTCCTTGTCCTCATAACGGATCATTTCCATAATTGAGTTAAGGTCTTTTCCTGTACGTCCGTCACGTCCAAGGATTTGGGTCTCGTATTCCGGGAACTCTACAATGAGTTCACGAAGTGTCTTACGATACCTTTTGGTATATGACACGATTCTGCCGTAGCGGTCAAACTCTGGGTAAGCACCTAGTGGGTTTTCTACGCGAATTCGTGGCATAAGATTTTCAAAGTCTGGTTCAATAATAATTGGCAAGAAGCCGTATGTTAAATACCAGTCTGCACCAACGTACATTTGTGTCTGCAAGCGACTACTCTGTACGTAGTTGTTCGCAATAACAGAACGCTTATCAGCCTTCTTTTTAGAGCGATCATTGTTTACATTAACTGTTGAGCAGTTGAATGAAGGTAACGGGGCTAGAACTTCTGAGATATCCCGGGCTGCAACGTCAATAAAGTTAGCAACCATTGACTTACTAGAGCCTTCAGGGAACATATCAGGTGCGACAGCATCAATATTACCACGACGTACATCGAGAACAATGCTCATTCGGCTATCTCGTTCAAAGTAGCGTTGCTTAAGAACCTCTACTTTGTCTGAAATCTGTTCAACTGTTAACATCAAAATCCTTATAAGAAAATTACTTCTCGTTGCTCGGCAAGATCGTCAAGATTAACAACCATACGGTTATTTGCTTGCCTTCTTGTAATATGTCTATTATCCATGTGGTGTCGCACGTTACTTCCTGCGCGAACCATCTCTTGTGCTCTAATTTCACAGAACCACAAAGCCATAACAAGGTCGGTTGGACCCTTGGTATCAGCCTTCCAGGTGATTAATTGGTTAACTAAAGCCTTTGTGTGTTCATTTACGTTATCTGGCAGTTCAAGAATGTTATCTTCTTGGAACTTACCGTCTCTTAAGGTACCCATTAGTTGCGACATAGCCGCTACACCAAATGCAGTATCCCATTTATTCTTGCCAGTAAAGTGTTCACTGAAGCGTACACCACGAGAGGCGAGCCATTGACGGAATTCTGTGTCTAGGGCATAGTGTTTCTGATGTGCATTGATTTCAATGCGTATTTCTACGGGTCGGTAACGATCTACCCAGTCTTCAATGAGAGATCGAATCTTCTGTGGTGTAGGATCGCCCATATTGTAGCAATCCAAGATCATGCGTTCGCCAGTATCTCTATCAACAGCATACATGATAGCCGCGGTCTTACCTGACATAGCAGGGTCTAGACCCATAATGATAGTCCAATGACCGCCTGATGGATGACCGGGGGCTCCAGGACGGATAGGTCCGGGCTTGCGCATACGATTGATGCACCCATTGACCACTAGCGGTGGAAACACCGCATCTTCCTCAACGTCCTGCTGTTGGTATACCAGAGCCCACGTGGAAGCGGATACCTCGCCACGTCGCCTGTATAACTGTCGTCCATTCCACTTAGGGTATAACCCATACTCATCTGGCTGGGTTGTATCTTCACCGTCCCAAGGGCGGTCAGAGGCTTCCCACAGAGTTACCCAATCTTCGGGCTCATCTGCAAACTCTAATACGGCTGGCATACACAAGTAGGTGAATGGGGTTCTTCCCTGAGCCCAGTGGTCTGGGTTGCGGAGTTCTTTATAAAAGTCTACGGACGATACGCGCGTGCCAGCAATGATGAGTTTACCGTTCTTACCGAGACGGGTAACAACCATCTTCTGTAACCAGTTCATCTGTTTTTCCCACTCATGGGCGTTACTGGTTGTAACAATATCATCCAAGATGATAAGGTCCGCACGGGTACCATAAATCTGCTGTCCAATACCCAAGGCTTGAACAGTAGGGTCCTTTTCCCCCGATGATCTTTCGAGGTAGATACGGTCCTGGGTCCACTGGTCTGCAGTAGCCTTGTAGCCCTCTGAGGGACCGTACACTTGCTGTAACTTAGCCCACTGGGGTTCAGTTAGGCGTTGTTTAATAGAATAAAGGAATTCTTTGGCGCGGGTCTGCGTTTGGGAGGCTATAACGATACGTACGTTAGGGTCCATGCAGATACGGTATACGGAGTAGTTAACCGTTAGTACCGTGGATTTGGCGTGTTCGGGGGGTACGTTTACTAGGAGGCGGTTAGGGTCAGATAATTCATAAACCATGGACTCGTGGAGCCATGATGGTTCATAACCTTCTAGGATATCAATCCAATCCTGCTGATGAGGAAAAACCTTCATATTCAGGAACTCTTCGGAAAACGTAGCAAAATCAATAGTATACTTAGATGTAGAGTCCAGAGACGCTACTATGGAATTGGATCCAATCGTCGCGGCATCTTCAAGGGCTGCGGCGAACTTAGGGTCAGAAAGCCATTCTTTTAAAGCCTCGGGCTTACGACCTACAATAGCGATAGCCTCTACTGCGGTAATACCTTCAGAGACTAGTTCTAATAGTCTTTGCTGGTCCGCGGCTTGCTTAACGCGGGTATGGTGCATTGCACCGCTTTTTGCCGCCACCGGAACACCTCTCAAACAACATCTATAACAACAAGGCAGTCCACAAAGACTGCCGTAAGAAAAACCCTACATATATACTAACCCCATTACAAGATACCCCGTAACGATTCGTTACCAAAATAATATAAAAATATTTTAAAAACCCTTTAAAACCAGCAATTATGAAAAAGAGGCATAACTAAACAACCTGCAAAAATGTAAACCAGAGTAATTATATGGTAGTACAAGGCAAATTAACCATTGGTGCGGTCAAACGATAGGTTTGTTTGTGGTACAGACTGTCTCGTTCATGGCTTTCCGCACCGACCCCCACCCACCTTGCCCCTTGTTGCAGATACACAACCAATTAGACAAAAAGAAAAACCCCGCACCAATTACGGTACGGGGTAATCCTTTAATGCACTATGCCTTTAATGCGATAGCGTTAGATTCAAGTAACGCTTTAGTATCTTTCATTCGGTTACTTAATTGAACACTTACATACTTGAAAGTATTCAAGTCACCCATCACTAGGTGCTTAAACAAGTTGTCTAAGTCGTTCGCTATCTTGTCATCGTTCGACTTAGTGTTGCGACTTGATGCGCTTGCGGTTTCCGACTCACTTAGTTTCAAGTTAGCAGGCAACTCATCGCCAACCTTGCACGACTTAGCAAATGCTTTCGTTATTCCGTTTTTATTGGTGCCATTGTTGAGTGCCTTAACGCACTTTTCAAATGTAGTGCGTTCACCCGTTGCCTTGTTTGCATTGAGTACCGCAAACACTCTGTACGCCATCGCTTGAGTCACTAACCATTCAGTAAGTGAATCAACATTATCTTTCGGCGCGTTAGTGTTTTCAATCTCTAACCATTCACGCGCAATTTCACGCGCAGACTTTGACTCATCAACATTCACAAGCACCGCGTATAATTCTTTCGCAATACTTTTGTTTGCCTTGTCTGTAATCTCTTGCAACTTAATTGCAACATCGTGAGCGTTAAAAGTATCGTGTACGACACTTGTATCCGACACGACAGTTGCGCTTGCAATAGTTACATCAGTAACTACCTCTTGCGTTTTCTGTTTCGTAGTCATTGTGACTAACCTTCCTCTAACAGGTTGTTGGACTATCCAACTTCCTATTACTATTCTATCAGTACCGTCAAGCCAGTACCCACAGGCAGGGGTGCTTACGCCCGCCACAAACTATGTATGTATGTGTGTGTGCGTGTGTGTGGCTAGCAGGATTATAGTCACTTAAAGACTATCCGGGAAGCACTTAAAGACCCTTTGGGCTTGACATAGCAGGCGTTTTGTAGTAAACTGGAGGTACGACAGTTAGTTATACGAAAGTATAACTCGTACTCGAAAGTATCGTGTGCGACACTTTTAGAAAGGAAACTGAAGTGACAAGGAAACACAGGAACTACTTGGCTGAGGGTCAGACCCCCCAGAAAGCCAAGAAGTATGAGCCACGTACTCGTGGTGTGATTAAGTCCACATCTATCGTAGATGCTCGTAAGGGTAAGACTCCCAAGCGACCTATGTCTCGACCTGCCTCGGGCGGTCGTGTTACAACTCGTTTCGATGCTACCATTATCAAGGTAGTTGAGATTCAAGAGAGTGTCGTAGACGACACTATTGACCCTTATTCATACTACGAACTATGGAAGTCTTACGGTGGTGGCAATGACTAATTATGCAAGTAAGCAGGCAGGGCGTATCATATCCCTGCTCGAAAGTCACGACCAAAAACGCATCAACTACAAGGAATTTGAGGTTGGTCTGTATCTTGTTGCTCTAGAAATTGTTGGTGCTATCAGCGATAGTGCTGACGGGCTAGAGTACCGCGAACGTGTTGAGAATGCTATTAGTGAGGTGACCGAATGACAATTCTATTTCAGAATCTAGTGGCTCATTGTTTCTTTTGTAAAGATGCTATGAGTGTCGAGGACGACTATCCCTACATGATTGGGGATAGGGAGGTCTATGTGTGCTCTGATGAGTGTGCTGAGGATATGACGGAGGTGTATGTGTAATGGAAATCACTATTGACATACTCACGCACGAGCCTTATCGTGCTGTGTGTAATGAGTGTGAGTGGACTAGTGTGAATACTAGACACCTATCCAATGCCCTGTACTGGTGGAATAATCACAAGTCAAACCACGAATGGCAACGCTCTTACCTTGAGCCTGTCCCCGCACCTATGAAGCCATCGCAGGTGCTTTCCAATGTGTGACCATCAGATGACACACCTAGATTCGACCAGTTACCCATTGGTAAAGGTCGTATGTAATAACTGTCAAGTAGAGTTGTTTGCTGTGCTTGACAACGAACAAGAGGAGGAATAAGTATGAGTACTACATTAAAAGAAATGGTTTCGTTCCTTAAGGATTGGCGCGACTACATGAATGGGCTTACACCTGCAAGCCATGCAGAGTTGGGCTGGTCGGGTACTGATAAAGATACCCCTATCTATGACCAACTCGAACGCGAGTGGATTAACCAAGGAAAGTTGAGTAAGTTACCATGAACCTAGGAATTAAATGACTGAAATGTACGCGATTGTATACAATGACGATGCACACGGCTACGCTGTAAGGGGTAGGGCTGTGTCGCTAAGTCAGGATTACTATGAAGATATTGAGGAAGATGATGAGTTATCCCTTAATGTCTTAATTTCTGACGAGATAGATACTGAAGAACCATCTGGGCTTGACTAAGCACATGATGTGTAGTAAGATAGACGTATGTCATCACGATGGTCGTGTGACATCAAACAGGAAGGAGTTAGGTTATGCCTAACATAACTGTAATACCATTCGATGAAAGTATCGTGCACGATACTTCTGTTGAGGTGGAGAAAGGTTACTGTGTGCATTGTTATAGCCTCCATAGAAATGGCTTGACACCAACAGACACTAGCCTTAAGCCATTAAGTGAGTTAAGAAAGATAGGTCCTAACAGCAGGGTCTACAATCTCTTACGTCAAAGTGATGCAGATGCATCATTTGGTTATCTGTGTCACGAACACTCTAAGGTATGTGAGTATGACCGTTATGGTGGCGATGACCCTTGTGGTAGTGCCATACCTATCTTTCTTGGCAACAGTAGTTACACTTACTTTTTCATGGGTAGTGATGGTGAAGAAAAGAATCCATCTGTTATGTCGCATGAGACTGACCTAAGGCTAGTAGGTTATGTCATAGACGATGTTACTGTCTGTGTAGAGTGTAGAGATAATCACTTCTACAGGTGTGAGGATTGTGACAATCATTACGATTGCGACAACGAATCAGGTAACAACGTGGAGTATGGTGACCGTGTCGTGTGCGAAAGTTGTTACGATAGTAACTATAGGTATTGCGATGAGTGCGATACCGACAGAAACATTAATGATGATGAGCACTATCATGAGAATGATGATGATAACGATAATGGCAATACTCACATTCATAGTTACAACTTCAAGCAACACATCATTATGCATCAGACAGAAGATGACCTCAAGAATGCTACGATTATTCAAGATAACCAATCTAATTGGGCACACCCTTATG